TCATGCGACCATCAATCTTCAGGCCCAATCCGGTTACGTGAAATTCGCGCTTCATGTCTTAAAACTCCAGCAGTTGTGCAACGATGTCAGTACCGCCAGTGACGGCAATAGTGCCTTGCAGGTACTTTGAGATAGTGTCGAGCTGAATGGCCTTGATCTCACCGTCAGCAATCGGGCCAATGTCGTAGCCGCCTGATACGTCCACGTTGCCAACGCCTCTAACAGGTACGGTAGTGCCGCCGTCGCCATCAATGTTGACGGTAAGCGGGCCGCCTGTGCCGTTGTTCAGCACCAACACCTGGCGCTTGGATGAGTTGTAGGTGAACGTGTCAGATGCAGTGAGAGTGGTTTCGGTCACGTCTTTCGCGCCCAAACCGGTCATGTCGGTTGCTGTGATGGTTGCCATTGGAGTGCCCTTGTGGTGAATATAGGTCAATTATACAGCAAAAGGCCCTGAGTTGTAGTCAGGGCCGGTGAAATGAGTTATGTGGCGTCGGAGAGCCATTCTAGGGGTTCGGTGTAAATCATGCGATTACACTTCTTTGCATTCAGTGACCTAGGAATAACTTGCAGGTTCCATCCTGTGTGCAGTCCGAAAGCTTTCCTTGCCATTAATGGAATACAGTGATCTATCTGCCAGTCAAAGCCATGAAGCCTTGCCCTTTCGTCAACCAAAGAGACGCATTCAGAATGGACAAATTCATCAAATTCAGAGTAGTAATTTGGCACTCTCTTTTTCTTTTCCGCCTGCCTTAAATCATTGTAGGCTCGAGCTTTGTGTCTATTTTCCATGTAATGCTTGCGCCTTGTTTCATTTATCGCGTCTCTATTGTTTAAGCCCCACTCTCTCGCCTCTGCCCTTCTCTTCTCTGCATTCTTCCTGTAGCTTTTCTTTCTAATAGAGGATAGCTTGTGCTTGCTCTTTTCTCGGTATCTGCGCGCGTACATTAAATGCTTTTCTGGATCTTCGTGATATCTCTTTCTATTCGCTTCTCTCAGTTCCTCTCTGTGTCTTTCACGAAACTCCGCCTCGTACTTTTTGTACCTATCAGGGTCTTCTTTTCTGTATTGATTCAGTTTCAGCTTAAGGCACTCGCTGCACCCTCCCCCAGCGTATCGAAAAGCAATATGCCCGCGCTTACACGGAATGCCTGTAAAGTATTTGTTTTTTCCGAGGGCTTTTGCTTCTGAATTACTTTTTGGCAACTGATTGTTATCCATCAGCTTCTCCATTTCGTCAAGACCGACTAATATGGTATCACAAAAAATCCCCGGTGTTGCCCGGGGACTTTCGTCAGTGCCTATATTTTACGGAATTTCCCGCGCATATAGGACTCCAGATTTTCCTGTATAGTCGGATTTTATTTCGAGTCCGACATTTGACCAGGTCAGGAAGTTGTAGTTGTCGAACGGATTAAATCGCTGAAGCGGAACCGTAGTAACAGCCATGCCCACCAGCGGGCGGATGAACATGCTATCCAGAACCACGCCAACCACTTCGTTGCCAGACAGGCTACGGTCCATCTTGATGTCAGCAACACCAGCCAGCTCGCGCAGGGTTTGCAGCACGGTCTTGCCGCTGTCACCCGCGTCGGTGCCGTAGTATTGCTCAAAGTTGGACTCAATCTCTGCCGAGATGTACCAAGTGATGTCATTGGCGACGTTGTTGGTAATCCGCAGGCTATCCCGCATGCTGATCCAAGCCTTCCGGATGGCAGCGGTATCAGTGCTGGTGGCGAAGTTGATGTTCAGGCCGTCCGCGTCCAGATCGACGTCCACAGTCTTCGTGGATGTCTTGATACCGTAGGCACTGGTGCCCTTGAACGATACGTCAACACCGTTGTAGATGTGGTCGGCGATCTTGTCCTGCATGGCGCGTACTGCGTTCGCCTGGTCATCAATCAGACCGTCGAAGCCTTCAGACCGCTGACCTTCCATCTCCATCCACTGACGGCCAAAGCTGGTCTGATGGATGACTTTGATGGAGCTGTCATAGTCGTAATCGGCCTTATCCAGCTCTGCCGGGGTCTGCCCACTCAGGGAGCTGGTCACGATGCCGGAGTCAGACGCACGGCGGTAGATGTGCTCTACTTTCCCTACAGGAAGCGACTTGGCCAGAGGCATCAGGTCGTTCATGAGAGTCAGGTTGTTGGCGCGCATCAGTTGCTTGGTCTGGTTCTCGAACTCCCGATATACGTCCTGGGGGATGATCGCGGCAGCGTTACCAGTGAAGCCAGACTGGCCACGGTTGGTTTCTACCAGATGGGCGTTAGCCTTCCAAAAAGCGTTTCGCATCTGGGTAACGTGGTTATACTGGGCCTTGTGGTTCACACCACCCATGCCCTTTTCGAAATCTTTGCTAAAGTAAAGCATTATCAGTTACTCCTTATGCGGTAGCCGGGTAGCCAGCGGTTGCGACACGAGCGCGAACGCGGGCAGTTGAGCCAGAAGGCGAAGCGGCCTCTTCAGCGTAGAACAGGACAACTTCAGGAGTTGCGCCGGTCACGGTGGCTACCTTGCAGGTGCCATCGCCGTTTGAGGTCAGCGGAGAATCAGCAGCAACGGTCTCACCATCGGCCACAACAATGTTGTAGGTTTCGCCAGGCTGCGGCCAGAAAGCGCCGGAGTCTTGGCCAACGGTCAGAGCATCGGTGACGCTCTTCTGCTCGATGATGTTCATGTCGGCAATGCGATATGCGCCACCTTCACCCTCGCCGTCGTGGTTGACCCACTCGCCAGAGGACTCAAGTACCAAGTGGCCCGGCAGAATGGTCTCGCCAGAAGCTACAGGGCGCTCCTGATAGATCGGCTTTACTTTGTCAGCCGGACCAGAGAAAACAACGTTTGCAGTAGTCATGTTCTACTCCTTATTCCGGCAGGTCGTCAGACAGTTCGTCGGACTTGTTGGTTTGGTGATAAGCCGGAAAGATACCGTGTACGCCAGCAGGCTTGGCTTTCGCGGCCAGCTTTTGCAGGGCGTTCACATCAAGGCCCTTGGCGGTTTCTTCGTCCAGCAGATCAGCATTCACCACCTGCTCAACAAGTCCGGCTTTCTCGACTTCGTCACGCTTGGCGGCGTTGGCTTTCATCTCTTCGACTTGATCGTTCACCGGCTTAACGGCGGCGTCCAGATCCTCTTTGGTAAGCTGGTTAGACGCAAGCTGCTTAACCTGCTCCGCCAGCTCATTGAATTGCTCTTCAGTGATAGGCATCTCGCTATCCTCATCGTGGTTTACAGACATTGCGTCTTCAGGTTTACCGCTCACCAGACCGCGAACGGCCTCGATGATACGATCTTTCATGGCATCGAAGCGGGACACGCTGTCTGACCGCTCAATGGCCTTCATGAGATGATAGGCGGCATAGTCTACGCCTTCCTGTGCTTCTTCGGTCATCTCACTCATATTCAGTGTGTAGTGCTGAACTTCGATCTCATCACCAGCCGAGTTAACCATCATGCCCACGCCCTGTTCTGGCGTAGCGGCTCCTGGCTCATTCAACAGGATTGCATCATGGTCAAAGTCCATATTACGGGCGATCCAGTCGTAGTCCTCCTGATTATCAACCATCTCAGGCTCAAGTAGCAGTCCGGTGGATGTGTGGATAGGCTCGCCTTTGTTGATGGCTTCCAGCAAGGCGCGGCCTTTCTCGGATTCCTTGGCGCGGGCAACGTCGATTACCTTATCCAGCATGACGCGGTTGCCTTCAATGCGGACGTTCTCATTCCAAGCGCCAATCCAGTATTCGTTGATTGCTTCCGGCTCCATGGCAGAGACGTATTTACCGTTTACCATTGGATGGCCAGCAGGGGCAGGCTTTCGATTTAGGGAGGCGTAAGACTTTTGGATTTCATCGGCAGGGTATAGGCCGCGATTCATGACCACTCCGAACGGGAGTGTGGCGGAAGGCACAATGATTACGTCACGCTCATTGCGCTTCTCTGTACGGATCTTGTCCGCATTGACCTTGGTCGTTACGTTCACCCGCAGCATATTGGATTCCCGCTTGAAGTATTCGATCTGGGCAAGGCGTTTATCGGCCTCCGCTTTTGTAGGCTTGCATTCCAGTTTCTTGCCGTCTTTTGAGTAAATGCAGTATTCCGCGCCTTCCTTGCGGACGACGTTGGTCTTAAGTTGTGCGTTGCGGTTTACCTGCATATAGCCATGACCTACAGTTTTCTGTATTGTATAGCATTAGCGGTTATATGTACAACAAGGCGTAAAAAAGCCCTCTCGGTGGAGGGCTTGGTGGTTACTGGTTACGATCGCTCTTTTCATTCAGCGTAGCAGCGCTCACAACAATTGCACTTTTCATAATACAAGTCATCTGGGCCGCAAACGTTTTTTGCCTGCTTTTGAGGACAATAATCTAGCTCTGCCCCTTCCTGCTCTCCACAGGATTCGCATATACTCATATTAGCCCCTCCGTCGGCTGGGGTGGTTAGCAGAACCTCACGTATCCAGACTGAGAGCCATCAAGAAACAGCCGCTTCATGTCAAAATACTTTTCTTTGAACCACTCATTATCATGGTTATCCGCCGCATCAGAAAATGACTCAAAATCGTCAGCTAATTTTTTGCAGCACTCGGGACCTATGTAACCCTCGCAATCGCTGAAATTTATTAGTTCGTAGAATGGACCTCCGTCAGAGTTTAGAGTAGCGACAAAATGCGGGTGGTGGAATGCATAAAGCCTACCCATGAAGTCGTTTTCTCCTGGTTTAGGCTCTTCTGTATTCTTTGGCGCGTATCCAGCTAATTGGGCCAGCATTTCTCTAAACACCCCATACCTACCATACCCGCAGCCAAAGTGCGCATCAGATAGCTCTCCTTCGTAGTATTCACCATCAACAAGGCTGCCCAGCCTGTCTGCGAAATGTCCGCCGAATACGCAATCCAAGTCATCAACCTCGCTAACTTTTGGATCTTCTATCCTTTTTGCGTTTTTAACTGCATAAACATCAAGTCCCATTACTATCTCCTTATTAATCAAAAACCCGAACTCAGCCTAACCAAGCTCGGGCGATCCGTCCAATAACAGTTTGATCTAAGAATCTATGCCGCCATAACCAAGGCGCTCTTTGGTCTGCAGAGCCTTCTGTTGCGCCCTGTCGTTAAGAAGGTTGCCGTTTTCGTCTACCAGCACGCCGACCTGGGAGCAGCGACACTGAATCGAGTTTGACGCCACGCTGTACCACTCGCGCACCTCATCCGTGGTAAATATATCGCCATGCCTTGCGATATGCCAACTACGTGAAGTGGGCAGCAACGCAGATAGGTGCATTAGCCGCGTCCGAATCCCTAGCCTTTCCTCGGCATCCTGGTTCTCATCCCAAACCGCTCTACGCTGCGCCCCCGTAATCTCTGTCCGCGCTATCCGCTCTGCCCTGGACTGCGCAACGTCGAACCGATCACGGATAGTTCTAGCAGTCTGTAGCGGGTTCTGGCCATCCTCTACAGCCTGAGACAGTACACGGTTTAGGTCTGCTCCGGTCTGATCCTCAAAGCCCTGCATCTGCTCAAAAACCCGCGCCCGCACGAACGCCACGCGGGTCTGGTAAGGACTGGATGCGAGAACGCTGGAAATGTTGCGCTGATAGTCTTGTGTGAGCCCTTGCAGGTTCGTCACTGCGTTGGCCGTGCCCACCTCATAGCCTTGCACTGACTCATCCGTTACAGCCGTGCCTAGCGTCTCGCGTAACTTGGCCTTGATTTGGCGGATGATGTCGGCAAGGCGCGAAACGTCAATCAGGTACTCGTAACGGCGTCGGTTTACCGTGTACTCGTTTACCGGCACCTCAGACCATAGCTGCAAGGTGAAGCGCTGCGTCTCTTTCAGTGCCTCGCGAATACGCTTCTCTGCCCGCTGAGTTCGGCGGGTTTCGGCTAGTGGACTCTTAGCGTTGCGCGGAAGGACTGGTTCAGCCACCACGCTTCCAACCTAGCAGCACGTACAGCGGACCAACTGTTATAGATGTCGCAACATATTGGCTGGCCGCATTCTCATTAGATTGAATAACCCTTACAGCGATAATGTAATGCTTCCTGTTTTCGCTATAATCGTCGGCAAACCATCCAGTCTTTGCAAAAGCGCCACCAACAATAAGTCTGCCAAAGGTTTTTACGAAGCTCTTTGTTTCCTTGTGCAGATCCTTCATTCCTCACCCTCCCCAAACGTAGCCACATCCCCGCCACTAAACTCAAACCCGCCCGTATCGGCAATCTGCTCAGCCGTAAACGGTACAGGCTCCCCGCTTCCCATCATGTTGCGGTTAGTCTCGGACATCTTCTTAGCGTTGTCCAGCTTCTCGGACAGGGTTTGCTCTGTCAGGTCCGGCCAATCAAGATACCAATCCTTTTTAGGCTTGATCACGCCAACCTGCATTAGATAGCGGATGCAGTCATTGATCTGCGGAATGACGAACGTTTCGCGTCGGCTCATGACGATAGAGTCGTATTCCTTCGCGTCTTCCGTACTGGCCCGCTCACCGGTTTGGTTGCCGATCAACACAGGAAGTGGATAGTTCTCGCTGGCTGCGGCTTCCTGGAGTGCGATATTGAAGAACTCTTTCGGATCAGGCAGCGTAATGGTCAGGTTCTGTGCGTCGATGCCCTGAAGGCTTAACCCCTTATCCAGTCCGCTGTTAAAGTCCGCAAGCACCTCATCCAGCTTATCCGCCATGCCTTCAACGTCAGTGCCGAGCATCTTAGCTAGATTAGGCAGGTCTGCTTCCTTGTCAATGTTCAGCTTCATGGGTGCGCGGGCCGTCTTCCAGAAGCCCTCACCGCCAGCGCCTACGATCTTCTCGCATGTAAGCAGAGCGTTAAAGCCGCCCTGCAAGCACGGAACACCGTAGATAGTCCCATCGTCCGCACCCTCCGCCCAGATTTGCACACGGGAGGGGTGCACGGTCATCACGCGCCCCGGATTCTGCCCGGAATGATCGCCGATAGCCGTTTCGTTAAACTGATACATGGACGGCTCGCCATAGGTCGGGCTTTGCGGGTTCGTGTCCCACTGTGACGGCTCAAGCTGGCTTTCGTAGCATGGGATAACTTTGACTAGGCCACGGATGCCGCCTGGCACGCGATCAACCGGCTCATCTGGCCGCTTGTTGT